CTTCTTGCTAACTCAACTGATCTAGTCCTTGAGGTGCTTGATAGAAAGATTTATCCATGTTTGTTGCCATGATGTGTCCTTAATAGTACGCAGCTTTTTTGCGATATTTGCGCAGAAAGTTATCTTCCGGTTCGTCGGAATCTAGGCGGATGAATCCGCCCTGCCTGAATCTTAACAGTGCTAGGGTAGTTGAGTCCACCAAGTCGTCATTGGTGCCCGCTGGGAAATCGTTGCATTCTTCGATCACTTCTTTTGCCCATCTGCGATCTGGTGCATATACCACACCTCCCTCAAAGAGGGATGACACCGCATTTACACGGGCAATCTTGTCTTGTCCTTTGCCGGGGGTGAACTCCCCAACGGGTATGCCCATCCGTCTGAACTCCTGATAGAGAACCGATCCGTTGGATTTCTTCTCAACCATGAACGCGTCTGGTTCCCACTCTCTGTACTCTTCTAGTACAAGTTTCTTCAAGTCTGGGTACTCCAGCCTCTTCTTAATAGCGTTCAGCAAAATGATGGCGTAATTATTCGTCTCCTCGTTAAAGAAGACTCCCCATGTAGTTAGTGCGTTATAGTCAGCACGGGTATTAGCCTCTTGAGCCGCGTCGAGTGACATGATCGTAAACTCGCATTGAGGAGGGGTTTCTTTATCCCAAATTTTCCACCACTCCCTCTTTATTAGAGCGCCCTCTTCTGAGGTGGGTTTCTGCATGTACTGGGCATTCCAGTAGCGAATGTCGATTGCCGCCTTCTTTGCCAACAACTCGTTGACATCCCAGAACTCAGGCCACAGTGCTTCCCCGTCATCTTTAATAGCAGGGAACTCCACGACCTCCCAAGGATCTACGTCCTCGTTGCGCTCCATCTGGTTGACGATCATGCCCGTTAAGTCCAGTTTGGACCAGCGTGTCATCACTACGATAATGGCACCGCCCGGCATAAGACGTTGGAGAGGGCCAGACTGGAACCACTCCCAAGCAGGAAGAAATACATCTGGACGACCCGTCTTCGCTTCTTGCTCAGAGTGGGGGTCATCAATGATAAATAAGTCCGCGCCCCTACCAGCAAGAGCACCGCCCACACCAATAGCAAAATATTCACCATTAAAGTTAGTCCCCCACCGTGAGGCCGACTTCGAGTCAGCTTGCAGTTCTACTTGCGGAAATATGTCCCGATAATTTTCCGATCCAACGAGGTTACGCACACGACGCCCAAACTGAACAGCCAGATCCGCCGTGTGAGACGACATGATGATTTTCTTCTGTGGAAACTTACCCAAGAACCACGCAGGAGCGAGGTAGGATATAAGTTCTGACTTACCATGGCGCGGAGCGATATTAACGATGACACGTTTTTTCTTACCGTTAGCGATATCTTCAAAAATTTGAGCCAATTTGAGATGGTGCGGCCCCACCTTATAGCCCGGATATACATGTTTAACGAAGTCAAGAAAGCTCTCCTTACTCAAATTTTGGGTTATTTGGGCATCGTACGTCTTCAAAAGCTCTAAAGTACGCCTTTTCTGCTTGTCAGGCATGCTGGGTAGCGCCTGCCGGAGCTTAAATAACTGTTCAGGCGTCAGTTTTGGGCTCATTACGCACTATTTCTCGAGCTTCGACGTCGATTACCTTACTTTCTAGGCTATTTAGAGTCAGTAATAGCTCATCTTCCACTTCTTCAGCAGTCATAACCTTGTGGGTGACCTCTGTACGCTTCTTAAATGCGTCCACACCGTCAATTTCCCCTAGTTTTCCTAGGGCAGCGACACGAATCTTAGGGTCTCGGGCATTTTCTATCTCAGCAACGAGCTTATTTACCACATACATCTTCAGATCGGACAGCTCCTCTACGATGGAGACGTTCATCTGAGCCACCATACCAGCCAACATAGCTAATGTCTCGTTAGGATACTTGGCGTAGTCCGGTTTGAACTGGGGATTGTTGATCATCTGCCTAGCTAAATCCTTGGCTTCATCCGCATTTGCTTGGGTGGGGGAGAGTTCCTGACCAGTCAGGTCAGACATTAGCTTGATGACGTTAGCCCGCATCTGCAACTCTTGTTCGGCAGATAGATCCGGGAATGCATCCTTGGCATTCTCTGGTAGAGGAATGTTCTCCTCGATGGGCGGTACTAGCATTGTCATGTCGGGGTATTCCGTTTTTCCGACTATATCACTTTTCAGAATTTTTTGTAAAAAATTTTTTTACATATACGAAATAAAAGACAAGGGGGGTGTTCCCAACTTTTAAAAAATTGTAGAGTTATTTGTGTTCATTATGGGGTATGGGGTATGAGGGGGGACCCATTGAGCCGTTTGGGGGGTGGGGTGCGCCCATTCCCCTACCAAACTTTACTTATAGCCCCTGTCACCATATACTAGAGTCATACACAACAGATCGGTTGTGTATGTTTGTTTAACTCTTAGGGAGACGCTATGTATACAGTAGCAGTGCGTTGGGGTGAGTTGGTTAAGACTCACAAGGCTTGGACTCTTAGCGATGCTAAGGCAACGATGTATGCCTATCCTAATAAGGATGTGTTCATCAAGGTGACCAACCTCTTTGGTCAAACGCTTGCGGTTCGTTACTACCGCTAACACTCGGGGGGCGAAAGCCCCCCATCATTTGGAGATTGATATGGAAGTAAGACTAGTTAAGGCGTTCATCCACGCCATGGTTTGGATGTTGGTTGGCATGGTAGTGATGGCTCGCATCTACTGCCATAACCTAGGTATCACATCGGGTCCGATGTTCATCGACTGGATGACTGTATGGGTCACAGGCGGTGCGTTGGTTATGTTCGAGTTGCTACTCGCGTTTGATCCGTCATTCAAAGATGACAACAGGTCAACGTAACATCTGGCGTGCCCATGTGTGGCACGCTACAAGGGAGGCGCTGTATCAGCGTCGCCCCTTCTCTGAACTACCTAGCCGCTACGAATTCTTTCGTAAGGCTAAGGAACAAGTGCAACGTGCTACGTTCTGCGCCAAGATAGATGGCGAAGACTACAGCAGAGTGCGCTGAACCAAGCCAGCCTTCGGGCTGGCTTTTATTTTGTCTATTGTTTACGCACTACTAAGTACTTTCGTGCGAGTGATACCAGTTCTTTTCGTCGGGCGCAAGTCTGGCGCGCGTGGCGAGCGTCTGGCTATATAACGCTCCATCCCCCCGTGAAACTTTACTTAAAGCCCCACGCCCCGTATACTGGTCTTGTCAGATAAGAAACCTCTTACTGATATTTCGTAATCGTTCATTTTTATGGAGATTGAACACCATGGCAAACACAAAGCCAAAGACTGCTAAGTCTGTAACTAGCACCTCACCCGTAGCAGACGCTATGCTCAACAACTCTTTTGCCTCATTCAAAGACGGGGCTTACCAGCAAGCGGGAGCGGATTCAACCCTTGAATCGTTTGCCCGTTACTGTATTGAGAAAGCGAAAGACTTCCCCAAGGAAATCACTAGCGAGATCAAAGACGAAATATACGAGGGCTATCGTATGCGCTTTGATCACCTCTTCCCCAAGAAGACTTACGCGGTAGTTGACGGGCATTATGTTCGCGCCACGCCAGAGCATATGGAAACCGCTAATGTGGAGAAAATCGAAATAGGCGTTGCATACGCTTATTCCTACACTTCACAAGAGTTTGGCAAACTCGCTCAGACTCGCCCCGCGTTACATGGACTGGTCAAGATGATCAGAGAAAAGTGCGCTACTTATTGTAGTAATCGTATGAGTGATCTCAAGAGACGCGCTAATACTATTCTCAATGAGGGTAAGGAAAGAACGCGAACTGCTAATAAGAACTTTGCAGAGTTCGTGGATGAGTGGTTCAAAGATACCGCCCCCACGCGTCTCAAAGGTGCAAAGAATCGTGGAGATTCAACTGCTATCGATAAGAAGTTCAATGAGGCAAAAGTAGCCTTTATGGTCAAGTGGAACGCATAACCACTTAGCCCCACGCCCCACATGGTTCACGCCATGTGGGGCTTTTTTTGTGTCCGTTATTTGATACCAGTTATTTTCGTCGGGCGCGTGACAAGGGCGTGCGTGGTCGATCGCGTTAAATAGTGTCCCACTACCCCGTGAAACTTTACTTAAGAGCCCACATCGACTACAATAGGCACATCAGATAGAAATTCATCTACTGATGTTTATCAACTTTTAAGGGGTCAACATGACTACATTCACATCACTGAAGGATCTGGGTTATCAACAAGCCAAGACAGGAGACACTCTCGAATCACAGGCGCAATATGCGATTAACCACATTGTCGGTTTTCCCGCTGATGTGCCTGCTGAAGCAAGGGCTGAACTATACGAAGGGTATCGGATGCGCTGTGCTGACAACAAGCCACCTATCACCTATGCGGTCATTGACGGACACTATGTGATCGCCACTGATGAGCACATCAAGAACAAAAAGGTCGAAAAGATCGAAGTCGGTGTGGCTTATGCGTTTTCCTACACATCACAGGAGTTTGGAAAGTTGGCGGGAACTAACCCAGCACTACACGGCTTGGTTAAGAAATGGCGTGATGACGTCATTGATTACTGTTCTAACCGACTGGGTGATCTGAAAAGCAAAGCCAAAAAGATTCTGAACAAGGGTCAGGCATCAACTAGAACTACTCTAGACTTCAGTCAGTCAATGACTAATGTATTCACAGCACAGGAAAAATCTGTGAAAGTGAAACAGGCGAAAGGCGACACCACAGCCGACCCTGCAAAATTCAAAATTGCTGTCACAGCGTTTTGGAAAGCCTACAAATAAGTAGGACAGCCCGACTGGTTATCCAGTCGGGCTTTTTTTGTGTCTCAAATTTGAGACCAGTTACTTTCGTCGGGCGCGCTGAGTGAGCGTGGCATCAATTCTGAAAACCTTAAATAACGTCCCACGTATGCGTGGGATTGGTTTTCCCAGTCTGTTCCAGTAAAAGTGTTGGAACAAGAAAAAAAGTGGCAACAAGATTCGCCTTATGAATCAATGACTTACAGCGTTTGTTCCAATGTTCCAGTGTTTTGTGGCAGGGTAGGGGAAACTTTCCAACTTTCTGTGAGCAAGACCTTTGCCCAGCCAGTGCAAAAAGAGAAGCCCGCCAAGGTATACACCCCCAAATTTACTGGAACATCGGAACACCTTTAATTAATTAAATATAAATATTTATATATATAAAAGAAAAAGCCACTCAAACTAATACTTTTCCTTACGGAATTTTAAAATCTCAAGTTCTATACGTCAAGTTAAGAAATTGGAACATTTGGAACAACTGGAACAGAAAATACTAGATAAAAAAGTAGTATAAAAGCCTTGACATATATGTCAAGTTATGGTATACTGAGTGCAAGTCGAGAGGTGTTTTGCAGACCTCTTTA